ACATACGCTAAACCCCTACCCCCACCAACACAAAATGTCGTTTAACTCGACACGCCGAAAAACAACACGTTTTGTCGTTTAACCCTGAATTGCAAGCTTTGGAAACAAAAAATCGCGAGGTATTTGCCTCGCGATTTCGCTTTTGTGCGCCATCAGGGAATCGAACCCCGAACCCACTGTTTAAGCCTCGTTGCAGCGTAGCGTAGTGTGTCGCTATGAGTTATATCACTGACTTTGTTCAGTCCTTGCGGGCGCGGGGGTGCCGTAAAGAGACTGTCACGCTACGCCGCTACCACGTGTCGCGGGCCCTTGATGAGCTTGGCAATCCGAATACTTGGTCGAGGCGCGATGTCGAGGCATACCTCGCCAATCCGGGGTGGTCACCGGCTACGCGCCGGTCGGTGCATGCGAGCCTTAAGGTGTTTCTGCGCACCCTCGAGGGCGTCGAGGGTGCGGGGGTGCTTGAGGACATACCCGCCCCTCGAGTGCCACGCGGGGTGCCTCGGCCGCTTGGTGATGACGTTATCCGCGCCGCGCTGGCAAAGGCAGATGAGCGCGTGGCACTAATGGTCGAGCTTATGGCGTATGGTGGCCTGCGGCGCGGCGAGGTGGCGACGGTTAAAGGCAGCGACGCGTCGGGGCAATGGCTGCGTGTGACGGGCAAGGGTGGCCATACACGTATGGTGCCGATACCGCCGCACTTGGCGGCGCGAATACGTCGCCGCGGCGAGGGCTATATTTTTCCAGGACAGATTGACGGGCACCTATCAGCCCGCCGCGTGGGTGAGCTCATCCGGTATTGTCTACCGCCGGGTATGACAGCACACCAACTGCGCCACCGGTATGCGACTACGGTCTACCGGTCGAGCGGTGACATTCGAGCGGTCCAGGAATTGCTTGGACATGCTCGCCTCGATACGACGATGCTTTATACAGCCGTCGATAGCGACCGCACGGCGAGCGCGGCCGCCGGGGCGTGGACGTTGACGGCCTAAGCCTCGGCGATGAGCGCCATCGAGTACTCCGAGTTGACTCCTCGGTCTATCGGGCTCATGCCAACCAGGTCGTTGGCTGCGTAGGTCCATGGATAAAGTGTCTGTCCTTGATTTAGATAGACCAGTGCCGAGACCGTGCCAAAGTGCGTGTTTTGCACATCGACCCATATGGCGATGTCTTGGTCGCCGCGGGTGGTTGAGCCGCCGAGACCGACGCCGGTGGCCGCGTGGTCGTTGCCCCACGTCTGCTTTGCAGATAGTAGGTAGAGTCCTGCCACCGGCGCGGTGAGCCGCGGTCTATCGCCGGTTACGCTTGCCACGCTGCCTTTATCGGCGGCGACGTATAGGCGGCCGTTGCTGTTGGTGCGCAGGCGCGTGAAGCTATTTTTCGGTGGGTTGTACCAGTCGCCGGACCAGCGCAGGACACCGTAGTACTGCGCGGGTGCAGGGCCGGTGGGCCCCTGGCTTCCTTGAGGTCCTGCAGGTCCTCGAATACCTTGCGGACCGGTGGGGCCGGTGGGGCCGGGGTCGCCTTGCGCGCCCTTCGGGCCGGGGTTGCCGGTTGCTCCTCGAGGGCCGGTGTCACCCTGCGGGCCCTTCGGGCCTTCCTGTCCTCGAGGGCCTGCGGGGCCAATGGGGCCAGCCGGGCCGGTCTCTCCGGTTGCTCCTCGAGGGCCGGTGTCACCCTGCGGGCCCTTCGGGCCTTCAGCACCACGGGGACCTTGGATCTGTCCGACGTTTTCCCATGCGGTCTCAGACCAGACCATCACGTCGCTGCCTACAAGGTAGGCGTCGCCGGGCAAGGCGTCGCTAGGTAGGTCCGATTGGTTGTTCTTCGAGCCAAGTAGTATGAAGCCGGTACCGTCAGCGCCTTTCGGGCCCTTCGGGCCGGGGTCGCCTTTCGGGCCCTTCGGGCCTTCGGGACCAGGTGGACCACTAGGCCCGGTGGGGCCTGCAGGTCCGGTCTCTCCCTCTGGGCCTTGTTCTCCTTCGAGGCCTCGAGGGCCTGCGGGGCCTTTAGGGCCGGTATCGCCTTGCGGGCCCTTCGGGCCTCGTTGTCCTTGGGGTCCTGCGGGGCCGGTAGCGCCCGGTGGGCCGGGCTTACCAGATACTCCCGTCATTGTCGAATCGACTTTTTCGGCCAGCGCTTTCATTTGGGCTGCGCCCTGATAGATAGGGTCGCCATCGACGGGGTAGGGGATGCGATAATTTCGGGTGTATTGGGGCATGATTTCTCCTAGATATGGTCTCTAATTTGGGCACCATCGGTGGGCACATTGCGCATATCGCCCCACGTGACGGAATTGCCGAATCGGTAGCCGTTCGACTCTCCTACTTCTCCCCACGTGACATCGCGTTCGGGCGTGCGCTGCCCAACTGTCTTGGGCGATGGGGTTGGCAGTCCTACTATCTTCCACCACCAGGGCACCGATTGTGTCTCGGTGGAGTAGCGGATCTGGGGCATGTCCTGCCACCTCACCTGCGAGTCGGGCGGGGTCGTATTTTGGATCCAGTGGACTTTCATGGTGACGGTCCAGCCGTAGCGCGGGTCGTAGGACGTCGTCCCTCCGATGGGTGCCACGATAGGCGGGTAGTCGGTCGAGCCCGCCATGAGCCATAGCCACGGCAGGGAGCCTGCCAGGTATGCCGGGCGCGTATTTTCCCACGTGTGCAGCCACCAATGAGCATGTCGGAATGTGGGGAAGGTCTTAGTGCGGTGCAGTTCCATCTCCGGGTGGCGGGGGCGTGAGCCTTCTTGTCTTACGCGGTTCCACACGTTAGCCAGTGTGGGGTCGATGACTTCCCGTGCATCAAACCAACTATCCCAGGTCATCGTACGGACGCTATCGCCTGCGAGTACTTGCTGTTTGACGGCGGTGCGGTCCTCAAAGTTGGCCTGGTTGTCTTTCCACTTGCACTCTAGGCGGTTGATGTCGGTGGACATGTCAGCCTCGACTTGTGGTTCGCCTGCTAGCTCGCATGAGCCGAGCCCGATGCCTTCGTATTTCACGTTATCGACGGTGATGTCATTGACCACGGGAATCACAGCGCCGTGAGTATCGTCGAAGGTGCCGAGGTGGATCCTTAGCGGCTGCGCTAGGCGAATTACCTGGCGTACGACGTTGGCGTCGGGGTCATATGCCCATGAATCATTACCTATCGAGCGGTACATGTCGCCCATGAGCGCTAGTGGCGTGGCTCGTTGGGTGTCAAGCGGGGCACATAGTGATTGCACGTATCCAGGGAAGAAAAAGACGTCTTCGATGCCGGACCCGGCGGTCTTTCCGTAGTCGCGAATACGAATAGCGCGGTCGAGGATGGTCTCGCGACCCCATTGATTCTCCTCGACAGTGCGCGAGCCCATATCGGCGGTGCGGTCAGCGCCGTCGAGGGTGATTTCCCAGCGCGTGCTGCCATCCGTGGCGGTTAGGTCCATCGGGCGTGCCACGGCATGAGATACACGGCCGCGGAACTGTACCCATGTCTGTGACTCGCTGCTTTTATCACTCGTCGCTGTCAGGTTGACCTGCAGTGTCTGCCCGATTGCCTTCGAGGTGCGAATCTTTTCAGCCCATTGGCCGGTGGAGTCCGTGATGTGCAGTCGAATCGAGGCGGGCTCGGCGTCTGAGTCGTGATAGTCGTCTCGTCCCCACTTGATTTCGTAGCCGCGGATTGCGACCGGTTCATCGTCCAGGGCGTCGACGGTGCAGGCTACCTCGCGGCCGTTGAGATATATCGTCGGTGTTGGTGTTAAGCCCACCTGGCACCTCCCATGGCGGCGAGACGTCCGCCGCGTTGGCGGCCGTCGGTCTTGAGTGCGTCGCGAATCTGTTCAGCGACCCTGCGCGGGTCAACCACGCCGGACCCGTCAACGTTGATGATGGTCCTGTTATCGATGTTGACGGGTGCGGATGAGGTGCCGGTGAGCGCTGCGCCGAGTGGGGTAAAGGATGCTGGTCCGGCTGCAGTGAGCATGGCGCCACCGCCGCCGAATGTCATAGCGGAACCGGTTAGTTTCTTCATCCAGCCCGGTGGGCTTGGGAAGTGAATTGCACTAATTTTCCCGATTACGGTGTCGATGAATCCGATGAGTGCACGGAATGGTGCTGTCAGGATGTCTAGCGCGCCCTTGGCGATGCTCATGGCGGATTGGAATGCCCCACCGACGCCACCGACTCGTCCGATGACGTCGCCAATTTTGTGGACCACGGCCATGACGGCGTTTTTGACTTTATCGAATGCTGCTTTCCCGAAGTTTCCTGCAGCTTGCACCGCGTTGCGGAAGGTTTCTGATTTGTTGTAGGCGAGTACAAGACCGGCGACCAGGGCGGCGACAGCAACGACCACGATGCCGATCGGGTTAGCGGACATGACGGCGTTAAGTACAGCCTGCCCGGCTGCCATCGCGAGCGTGGCACCGCGGGCTGCAAGCATGGCACCGCGCTGGATTGCCAGCTGTGCGACCATGCGTGCGGTTGTGACTGTCCAGGCGACGGCGATGCGGGTCGCGTTGGCTACCCATGCGGCGGCGGCTCGCACGGCGGCCCCTACCCATGCGGCTGCAGAGCTGGTTGCGGCGGCGACATTGCCTGCCACCATCGAAGCTCTCACGACGGCCATGGACGTGTTGAGCCCGACCCATGCAGCTCGCACGCCTGCTACCACTGCTTGTGCAGCGCGGAATGCCTTAATCGCTGCCAGGGTGCCGGTAATAGCGAATCCCACACCGACTACCGCGGCGGCCATTGCCTGAAATAATCCAGGATGCTGCGCAACCGATTGGGCTAGCGAGGCCATCTGCGTGGCGACCTGTGTGACGATAGGCAGTAGCGCCTCGCCGAGGGCGGCTTTCGCGTTTTCCCAATTAGCCGCGGCAATTTGAGCGGACCCCGCCGCGGTGTCGGTCTCGCGCTGGAAGTTACCCATCGAGTCTGCGGACTGCTCAGTGAGCATGGCGAGTAGCTCCTGGGCCTGCGCTTGTCTTAGTGCCTCGCCTTCGAGGCCTGATAGACCTTTGGCAGCCAGCCGGGAATTGATGTCTGACTGCTTGATGCTAATGCCGTAGCGTTCTACGGGGTCATACTCGCCACGGAATGCAGCCGATAAAGCTTGTACGGCGTCGGCCGTGGTGCCGCCAAACATGGACGCGAGGTCTGAGCCCATCGTGATGAGCTTGTCCGTGGTGGGTACAAGTTCCTCTTGCGAGGTGCCGAGGTTCTTTAGCTGCGAGCCGATGACGGCGGCGAATTCTTGATATTGGTTGGCAGATAGACCGACGGCACCGGCGGCGTCGGCGGCGAGCTGCTTAATCGAGTCGGATTGCTGCTTAAAGACCGACTCGACAGCACCGGTCGACTGTTCGAGCTGGCTTGCGGCGTCGACTGCCTGCTTACCCATCGCGATGACAGCGCCGGACGCTAACCCCGCCGCTGGTGCTACCTTCTTTAGGTTGCCCTCGAGTTTGTCGAGGCCACCGACTGCCTCTTTGAAACCGGCGACTGCCTTCTTGGCGTCCGAGATGATGCGAACAGAGAGGATCGCGGTTTTACTAGCCATTGTTGTCTGCTAACTCCCTAAGAATATCGATCATCGTCGCCTGAATCTCATCGTCCAGGTCGAGCACCTCCGCCGGGCTTATTTTCCAGGCGTAACTCACTTCTATTAATGAGCGGGTGAGTGTTCCCGCCGGGATTATTTTCCCGCGCCGTCGTCCTCGACTTCGTCCTCAGCGGATTGCACTTCAATGCAGTCGCGGTCCTTGAAGTCATCCCAAGTGCCGGTGTAGTGGCCCTCGCGCTTGAGCGCTGCCCATGCTAGATAGGTCAAGCCGAGGAATGGTGCTTTTTCGAAGGTGGGCCAGCCGTTGCGGGTGGCGGCCATGTCCCAGCGCACGCGGTCCGGGTTGAGCACAGACTCCTCGAATACGTCGCCCTGTGCTAGCTCGATTTTTAATTTCAGTGCCATTATTTTCCTTTGACTTTCGACAGTGCTTTATTGACTAGTTGCTCATACAGCCGTATCCAGGTGGACTCGGTGGCTTGAGCCGAGTATGAGAGGAACGGGTTAGCCTTGATGTTTCTCGACTTCCAGCCCCAGTGAATTGGGGCTGCGTAGGGCACACCGTTTTTGGACTTTCGGTTGTTACCCGCTCGAACGATTCCGGCGGTCTTAGTGCCGGATGAGCGGACCGAGGATTGCAGGCGGCCGGTGCGTGCCGGTGCCCATGACTTGGCCCGGTTCGAGACGATGCTCGCTGCCTGAGCGTTAGCGTCTTTAAGGTCGGTGAGGTCGTCGCCTGCCTCCCTTAGGGTGCGGCGCAATTGGCGGCCGCCTTCAATCTTCAGCCCCTGATATGCCACGGGTTACTCTTCCGCCGCGTTCGGCTCGAATACCGGGTCACCTGCGAAACTGAACTCGATGTCGGCGGTGTTTTTCTTACCCACTTCGCCGCCGAGCTCGATGGGCTGGATGATCACCGAGCCGGTGATTTTGGCCTTACCTGCAGTTGGGGTAAAGGTTACAGTCTTTACTTCGCCCCGATTTTTCCACGTGTAGTCGATGATCCCGCCCTCGGTGAGGTCCTGGTAGGCCTCACCTTCGAGCTTGGCAGCGTACGTGGTATCGCCTGGCATGGACCCGCCACACAAGACGGGTACGGGGTCATCTTCGTCGATGTCCCAGGTGACTTTCACTTCGGTCATCTGGCATGAGATGTCGAGCTCGTCGTCTCCGATTTTCAGTTCTCCAGGTCCGAGCTTTTGTGCGCGAGGTGCACGTGCAACCATGATGGTCTCCTTACAGTATTTCGAGTGTCAGCCGGTAGGCCGGTAGTGGTGCAGCGCCGTGAGGTAGGGTCACGGACTCGTCCAGGGCGCTGTCGGTGATTTCGAGGCGGTCATCTTCTTCGATGGCACCGATGATGGTCTCGAGCATGTCGTCGAGCGTCTCTATTGCTTGGATGATTCCGGTGTCGCGGGCGATGAGGTAGACATCGGCCACCGTGGCAAAGTATCCGGGAAATGTCTGTGTGGATAGGCGGCGGGCACTTATCCATGCCCCCGGCGGGGTGATGCGGGGTGGGTCGATGGTTGCTGGGATACCGGCCGTTTTGGTCACTGTGACTATATGGTCGAGCTTGTCTTTAATCATCATCCCACCACCGGATTAGCGTATCGACCGATTTCGAGTAGCTGTGCCAGGTCCGGGTCATTGCGTGAGACGTAGACCGGTCCGAGCTCTCCGAGTGCCTCGACACCACCGGGGGAATCCCGGCGGCGGTAGATACGCATGGCTAGCATCTTGGCACCGTGCTTCCAGTGCGAGGGCCAGTCATCGCGGTCGCCCTTGTAGTTGATGATGAGTGCGTTTACTGCAGCGACCACATCATCAACTTCGAGGCGCTCGCGCTCGCCTAGCTGCATGGCGTGCAGGACATCCTCGGTGCTTACGATGTCAGCCATGGTTAGCCCTCAGAGCTTGCTACGGGGCCAGCCGTCGCCTCGTTGAACTTGACAGAAACGATGCCGTTCTGGTTGTTGAGGATAGACGCGTAGTAGCCGAAAATACCGCTGTCCTTGCCACCGTGGTCGATGCGCTCGGCATCAACGCGGATTGGCGAGCCGGGTAATTCGAACCAGGTCATTGCCTGCTTAGCGTAGGCGATGACTTGGCCTTCGGGTACAAGGTCGGTGGCGAGGAACCGCTCGGGCTTGACTCCGAGTAGGTCCAGGTATGCGGGGTTATCCAGCTGCGTAATCTGGAACAGTCCGAACATGCTGGAGGGGTTGACCAGGTAGGTGGTTGGTTCGACGCGGGTGCGCTGCTTGATGAGTAGGCGGGCGCGGGCGGCTGCGTGCAGTAGGTCCGGTTCGGTTCCGGTGGTTACTTCCGGGGCGGTCTTGGCAGAGTCGACTGCGAACTTCGCGGCGCGCTCGTCGGTCTTGAGTTTGTAGTCCACCACGCGAGCGTTGAAAAAGGCCTGCAGGAATTCCGACTCGTTGAAGTCGAAATATGCGCGGTCGATGTCGTGTCCAGCGGCCAGGCGCTTGGCGTTGACTTCCACGGCCTCGGTGGCCACGGTGCCGGTAGGAATTTCCTTTTTGTCGCCCTCGTAGTCATCTACTTCTGGCTTTTTGGTAAAGCGCCATCCGACCGCCTTCATGCGGGTTAGCGTGCCCTGAGTGAAGGTAGGGACGATCTCGCGTTGGTAGTCCGCGCCGTCCCACATCTGTCCAAGCCATTGCGGTGCAGACACGGTCGGGTTAGCCGAGCGGGTGATGTCAGCGAGGGCGGCGGTCATCTCGGCACCTGCTTGGCCGGTGCGCATGCGCTGGATCGTCTCTACTGCTTGGGAGAAAGTCAGCGGTGCGGATTGCTTAACCATGAGCCCTCGAGGTGCGCGGGCGGCGGTCACCTTTGCGGCCTCGGTACGTCCGTCCTCTTCTTCCTCGTCCTCGTCATCGTCCTCATTGCTGTCCGTGTTCTCAGCATCATTGGGAGATACGGGCGTGTCCTTTTCCTCGTTGATGGTCTTGCGGATCGTCTTTTTTTCCATGGTGTCCTCTTCCGGTTGCGGGTCGTTTTGAGTATCCGGGGCGGTAGCTAGGGCGGGCGAATCGGCTGCGAATTGAATCGTTACTCGTTCATCGTCATCGGTCGATTGCGCGGCGGTGACCTGAGAAATACGGGCCTCCTCGAAGGCGGGGATCGGGACCAGCGCGACGGCGGTGAGGATTCCGCTGGTGAGCTGGTTCCCCTTGACTTCCGTGTCGATGATTTCCACACTGAGCGCGTCGCGGATTCCGGCCTCGATGTCAGCGACGGCGACGCGGCCATCCTCGGTGTCACCGATTTCGAATTCCATCTCGAGGCCGTCCTCGGTCTCGGTCATGGCGACGGCGCGACCGACAGGTGTCCAGCCGGGCTGCGTGGAGTGGTCTCGAAGTAGTTTCACCCGGCCAATATCGGCTGGCACGGTGACGGCACCGGCGTTGATTTTTAGGATTCCGCCGTTCGTTCGTCCAGGTGCTCCGTACGGGATGACGGTTCCCTTAATCTTCATTGTTTGCCTTCTCTCGGTGCTTTCCCTCGTAGTCATAGCTTTCGGCTGCGAGCCACGGGACGAATCGCCGTAGCCAATTCTCGACACTTGGCAGAGTGATGACTCGCTGGACTACAACCAGCGTGGCGAGGAATTGCGCTACTGCTGGAATTTCGTCGATGTCAGCGGCGTCAGCTATTTGGGGAAAGATGGGGATTAGTGCAATCAGGGCGGTAATTCCAGTTCGAAGAATTGCGCGCCACGGGTGATTAACTTGACTTGGTGGTGGTGGCTCGGTGCTCATGCTTTCTAGGGTGCCGGGGCGCATGGCGGGCCATCGAATCAAGCACGATGACGGCCGAGGCGACACCGCCCGCCACGCCGCCAATCAGAGCACAGCACAGCAAGCACACGATGATGGTTAGTGCGGACATCACTTTTTCAGCTCGTTGACCTCGGTCTGCAGCTCTTTGACCATCGCCGTCAGCGTATTGAACGCGTCAGCCAGCTTGCTACCGGGTGCGAGTTCGAGCTTCTTATCGGCCTCGAGTGCGTACCCGATGGCGGTGTCCTTGAACGGCACTTTCTTTCCGGCGTCCAGGTCGACGCGGCTTTCAAACTGGTGGGTGAGCTCGAAGTAAATGCGGTCGAGCTTCTTGCGGTCCTCGTTGGTAAACATATCGTCCTCTTTCTTCGGTGCGGATTGCGCAGGGTTGGTCTTGAGCTTCTCGGCGGTTGCCAGCAACACGTCCATGGGGAAGCTTTTTCCGGGGTCCGTGTGGTCGGTGCCGCCCCACACGCGGGCCGCGTCGTGGGTTGATACGCCCCGGCGGCCAGCGAGTAGGCCGCCGCCGTCGACGTAGACCAGCGGAATATTGTGCTTGTTTGACCAGGCGGCGACTTGTCGAGCTGCGCGGGTGATGGTGCCGTGATTGCGCTCCTCGGCGAGCCAGTCCTCGCGAGTTGATGCCGAGTAGGCCACGAAAGACAGGTGCAGGCCCACGTCGTTGCCTTGGTTGCCCGTGGACCAGGTCAGCCAATCGTCGGTGTTTTCTATCAGGACTTTCGAGCGGTCAACAAGCTGGTGATAGCTACCAGATTGGCTGCGAATCTGATAGCTTGCGACGTTTTCGGCGGGTGTGTCGAAGCTGTTCTCGGTGGTGTGGATGAAGATATTGCGAATCTTTGAGGTGGGGCGTGGTGCTCCGAATCCGAATCGTTGTGACCAATCAAGGATTTGGTTCATTGTTTTGCTCCTCTTGTTTTTGAATCTGATAGACCCTCGATAGGTCATCGAAGGTCTGGTCTAGGTCGAATCGAAGGCGAATATTGGGGGCGGTCATGTCGTTTTGTGACAGGCGGGCCGCAACCGCGTTCATGAGCGGCGATAGACCGAATGTCACAAGTTCAGACATGCGGGCGGCGGTGTTCTGATATGACAGACTCGAGCCCGATAGGGTGGCGTCGACCATCGTCGCCGGTAAATTGGCATGCCGGGCGATGTCGACGGCGGCGGCGTTGCGGCCTTCGATGAGTAGGTGCTCCGAGCTAGCGCCGTGCTCTTTGACCTCAACGCCGTTCGAGGTGTAGGAGACGCCGCCGTTTTCGCCTGCGCGGGCGCGAGCCCATCGGGCGATGAGCCGGTCTACATCTTCCTCGGTCATCGGCGCGTCATTGGTCTGGTGCAATTCCACCTGCGCGCTGGGATTATCGGCGGCGCGAGCGGCGGCGCGTAATAGCTGGTGCGCTTGCGTGATACTCGAGCGGCCGGTGGTGAGTATTCCTTCGGAAATTCCGGGGATTAGGCAGACATCATCGGCGCGAGCCGGTTGGCCATCGACTAGGACGTTGCCTTCTTGGTCGAGGGACCACATTTCGAACGGCACGCGGGCGGCGTCGATGACCAGGCCGTGATTGTCGCGCTCGACAGCCCACAGTGACCAGCCGTGAAAGAATAGGTCGTCGATGGTCCAGAGCATGCGGTGGTATGGCGAGACATCGCCATATGTGGTTTCGATGTAATCCGGGGTACGCCCGTCATCGTCGCCCTTGCTGTCCACACTCACTAGGGGGACACCTGCGATGGTCGAGCATATGAGTGTTCGTGCGCGAGCCAGGGCGGGCACGGCCATGGCCATATCTCGCGTTACTGCCCCATCGAGGCTCGGTAGGTCGAGTCCGGCGAATACCGGGGCGAGGATGTCGCCGGATGATAGTGGACTCGCGATAGCGTTGGGGTGGTAGAGCGCAGGCGCGTTGAGCGCGTCCTTGATGCGGCTAATTATTCCCATGAGATCTATTAGGGGCCTGCAGGTCTAGCGGCTGCGAATCGACCGCTCTTTGTGCCACCACATAGCGTGCCTAGCTGCGGTTGTGGCGTGCCGGTCGTTGTGAGCGGCCTTGGCATGTAGGGCAAGTTCTTTCCAGGCGGTTGCCGGTGCGCCCGCTACGTGCCGCCATCCGCACTTATCGCATATTGCCAGTGTGCAGAATAAAGACTCGTCGATGCGAAGATATGGGTCCATTAGATTCCTTTTAGTAGATGACGGGTGCCGCTGGTGCGGCCGGTCGGTGCATAAGTGCGAATAGCGCGAGTGTCGCGGCCTCCAGGGCGGCGATGGAACCGGCGGGGCGCTTGCGGTCCCACGCCCATGCATCGCCCATTCGCCGTTGCTCGGCGAGCTCGGCGGCCATGTCGAGCGACTCATCGGGGCGAATGTGAATATCGGGCGCGGCGACACCATCAACATCGACGCGGGTGATGCGGTCCATGAGCTCAGCGCAGGCGGTAGATAGGTCCCGTGCGAAGAATTTCGGTGGTTCCAGGTCCGCTTGGCGTAATTGGTCTGCCAGTGTGCCGCTCGGTCCAATCTTGTCGACCAGGGGCGGCGGCGCGTCGTGGCGTTCTACCAGTTTCTGCAGGCGGTTCAGTGCCCACCCGGTGCCGGGCCGCACGTCCACTATCTCAATGATGGGAATGCCATCATCTCCCCATGCTGCAGCGGCGATGGCGACCTCAGTGCGGTCCATCGAGACAGCAGCTCCAAAGACTACCGGCGCGGTATCCGGGATCATCTTTTCCGACTGAGCGGATTGCCATGCTTCGAGCGGAATGAAGCGCTCGCGAGCCCCGGTCGGGCGGTTGCCATACGCACGGGCGAATTCACTCGGCGCGAGTTGGTGCCGCGCGGCCTCGAGGGCGTCCATGTTGAGCGTATGCCCATAAGCCGGGTGCGCGGCGGCGACGGTCTCGAGGTCGCTTGGATCATCGTCCGGACCGATGCCCCATTCCAGCAAGGCGATTTTCGAGCCGGGTTGCTTGGCTCGTTCCACTAGGCCGTGGAACCACGTCGAGGCGGCGGTGCCCATCGTCGAGACGATAATCGTCTGCGCGCCCGGCCGCGTGGTCTGCGTCGGGACGATAGCCTGCATGAGTGCCTGCGCCTGGGCCTCGTCAAAGACCCATCCCTCGTCGATGAAATTCAGGTCTGACTGCTCGCCATGCAGCGAGTCCTCGGACGGCGGGTGCGGCGAAAAGTGCGAGCCCAGGCGCGGAATGGACAGCTGTTCGCTGCCTTGGCTCTTTTTGACCTTGAATAATTCTTTCAGTGGAAACGCGCCGGTCTCGATGCTCTCGACTTGTTCTATCCACTTCTTTCGTGCCTTAAGTCCAGTCTGCGCGGTTGACCAGACGCGGCGCTTTTCGCCGGTGAGCATGCGATGAATGCAGGCAGCGAGCACTAGAGTCGTCTTACCGGCCTGCCTGGGAACAGAGATGATCACCATCGGCCAGCGGGGCAATCCGGTGCGCGGGTCGATTTCTCCGATGACATCTGCGGCGTATTCCTGCCATGGCATCGCCGGGGTTCCGAGCCAGTCCATGATTTTGCAGATGTGTGGGCCCCAGGTTGGGCCGGTAGGTCTAGGGGTTCCGTACCGCGGGCGTGGATAGCTCGCGAAGTGCTTGAGTGAGCTCGTCATTTGCTTTCGCCTCCCTCGTCTCCGGTGTCATCTGCAGGGCCTCGAGCACCTCGCGGTAGGGGCCGGTCAATTGGGCAATTGGATAATACGGTTTCGGCGAGGCCTCGGCCTCGTCCAGGGCGAGCGCGTTGGCGCGAGCTATCGAGATGAGCCCCTCGTCGACTGCCTCGAGTAGCCCGGTCTCGCGGGCGGCGTCGATGGCGGTCTCTAGCATGGCGGCGTGGCGACCTTTAGGTCTGCTAACTTCGAATAATGCGTCTGACATAGCGGCCTTTCGTAACGTGATTTAAGGGGGGTGGGGGCCGGGGGACTAACCCCCGGCTACCCTGCGCCGGGGAGAAAAGGCAGGGCTGGCGCGGGGCTTCCGGTGACCGATTTTTTAAAAAAGTCTTTTCGAATTTTCATTTCTCACCAATCTCGACTCGGCGCAACACGATTGGACTTCAACGGATGTTTTATCTTCCATTCATCGAGCGACATGTTTCCACGCGATGAGTTGCATGACAGATGAGCAGGACGAAGATTGTCCAGCGAGTCATCACCACCATGCGAGCGAGGAATAATGTGGTCGGCTGTCGTTGCTCCTCGATGACCGCACAGATGACACACATCGCCATAGCGGTTCAATGTTGCTTGCACCAATCGCCGGGCGCGCCGCCCGCTCCAGGCCCCCGTCACCGCCGGCCCCCCGCCCTCGGTGGCCGCGCCCCCTTACCCCCATTGGGGCGCGCCCCCTCGATACGGGCCCGCCGGGGCAGGCGGGCCAGGTCACCCCACCCCCACGGACGATTCTTGCTAATCCACTGATAGGCGTACTCGGAATTCCAACTAGGCGAGATACCCGCGAGGGCACGACGCAAGGGGCTACCCGCCGCCACAGCACGCCACACGTCCCGATGCCACCGTCTGGGCCCATTGCCAGACGTGACTGCCACCCCGGCCCTGATGACACCCACGGGGCGCTCTACAAGGGCATCAGCGGCGCACATAGCAAGCAGGGGGCAGTCCTCACAGAGCGATGCGGCCATGGCCTCCACAACCGGGCGAGGTGGCTTCATAGGCAGCATTCCCCACCACGAGTCGACCCCGCTTACATCCCAATCAGCCGGGCGGCCGTACCGGATGCAATGGGCCCCCTCGTACCGCTCCGCGATGTCTTGCAGGTTAATCCGAGTCGAAAGCATGATTCCTCCATAGCTACTAGGTCACAGGGCTTAGGGCCCCATTGATAGGAATCCCCTAAAGGGGGATATCTTGGTCGATGACCTCCCCAGTGCTGGAATCCCAGTTTTGAACCGCTTTCCGACGTCATCCCACGATTGATAGACCCGCGTGCCTCTCCATGCACGGGGCCTCTCAATACCGCGCCTATCATCGGTAGCTAATCGACAATCGGCGGCTCCTGGGCGCTAGACAGGGGCACTTTTCAATGCGGTGAAAGCTCTTGAGCGCACGCGGCTGTTGGTGGCCCGGTGCTCACGTCATGAGCCGGGGGTCGACCCTCATCGGGGTCTGAATTCAGTTATTTGAGTCCTCTAGCGTTGGAGTGCTAGCGACTCATGAGGATTAACCCCGCCGTGGGGTGCGACGAAAGACAACGGGATTAATCCACATGGGGCGCTAGAACAGCCGCTTGGTGCTGTCGTGCAGCTTGGTGCGGCAATCAAGGCACAAGCGCACGCCATTCTCTTCGGGCGGCACGTGATAGCAGGCGAATGCCCGCTTGCAGCCAGTGCAGCGGTATTCAGAGCGGCGGTGCGGCGTGCGCTCCCTGCAATGCGGACATTCTTTGCTAGTCATCGGGCAAGTCACCCGCCTCGGTGCATGCTAGAGACGCGGCGACCAGATACCGTTGCAGCCGCGTGAGCTCCTCGGCCGGGGCGTCGAACTGCGGGGTAAATGACTCGTGCATGATGAATTGCAGCCAATCCATCGCGGCGCTTTCATCTTCTTCGCCACGTGGATCGCGACCGGCCTCGAACGCGGCGCGGGTGATCTCGTAAAGATCTTTTACATGAGCACCACGATCGGTTATTTCACGCATACATTGACCCTCTAGCTTCATGTATGAGCAAAGTCGATTAATCAAATCAGCCGTGGAGAGGTCGCTAAGGTGACGGGCTGGAGCCATTACAGCTCACCCTCTTTCGTAGAAGTAGATTTGAATCCATGGAACTGAATGAACTTCATGAGATTTCTTTGGAACTTCACGCCAATGGAATGCACATAACCGGCGACGCGGCAGACCAGCTCGCGGATGGAAAAGACGTCATCGGAACTATCTTGGGAGCGATTGGCAGGCTTGAGAATCGAATCCTTAGCGAGGACACTACGAATCTGTGAAGCGGTCTTTGCTGCATCTTCCGGAGTCATGCTTTCGCCTCCTCAGCTGCAAGACGTTCAATCTCGGCACGGTCGAACACGCGAATACCGCGTTTGCCAAGTTCGCCCACTTGCTTAATGCGCCCGGATTCAGCCCACCTATTGACGGTGGCGCGGCCGATGCCCAAAAGGCGGGCGGTCTCGGCGGTGCCGATTATCTCAATTTGAGTCATGGGTATCATTTAATACCAGCCGTTAGTGCTTAGTCAAGCTCAAATGATACTTGCGTATCACTTGACATGATTCATTTGACTCATTAGGCAGGTCACGGGCATTATTAGACACATGACTACTTCGATACATTCCCAAGGTTGGGTGCCAGAGTTTCGCCTAGGTGACCGCTTGCGACTTGTGCGTGAGTCGGTAGGCATGTCCCAAGATGAGTTGGGGGACGTGGCTGGGGTGGGGCGCGCTACTATCGCTCGCATTGAGTCTGGTAAAGGGAATCCGCGCCGCGCTACGCTTATCGCAATTTCGTTCGCTACCGGCGTATCACTTGATTGGCTCGAACATGGCGAAACCCCCGCGCCGGATAATCCGGGCGGGGGTGAGGTTGTGCGCCATCAGGGAATCGAACCCCGAACCCACTGATTAAGAGTCAGTTGCTCTGCCAATTGAGCTAATGGCGCAGTGTTGACGTCCGGCCGTGTGGCTCTCTGTGCAACGAGTAGAAACTTTAGCACCCCGGTTGAAAAACTGTAAAATCGCCTGCTCATAGCGTATTTCTGGGGGAGTATAACAGTTTGGATAACGGTGAGCTTGTTTCTGGTATTTGGGGTAGCAAGACGATAGTCTGGATTGGTCTTGAAAGAACTACTGTGTTTCTAAGGTCTACTTAGTGATTATTTCCCTCCCTAATTCCCGCCGCATTGCCGCTGCGAGCATTGCGTGCGTTTCCCTGGTAGTAGCTTCGTGCTCCGTTAATTCCACCGCTGAAAACCGCTCGGGAGAACAGGAATCTACCTCGAGCTCCGCAGAACAATCGGAGCAGAAAGAAAAGTCCAAGCTTTCCACCTCCGTGAAGGATGGGGCGCAGGATGTCGATCCATCCAAGCCCGTCACCGTGGAATCGACCACCGAGCTCAAGAGCGTGACCATGACCAATGAGCTGGGCGTGGAAGTAGAAGAAAAGCTCTCTGAGGACGGCAAGAAGTGGACTACGGCTGAGGATCTTGGCTATAACCACACCTATTCCATCGTGGCCACTGATAAGGATGGCAATAAGAAGAACCTGAGCTTTTCCACCTCCCAGGCGGCGGGCGTCGCCCAAGTGGCGATGACTCCTATCCCAGGATCCGAGGTGGGCGTGGGCCAGGTAATCGGCGTCAATTTCGGTACCTATATCACCGACCGCAAGGCGGCAGAGGACACGATTACGGTCAAGACCAACCCAGAGGTGGAAGGCGCGTTCTACTGGGTGAATAACCAGGAAGTGCGGTGGCGCCCCAAGGAGTATTGGGAGCCGGGTACCAAGGTTGAGGTCAAGGTCGATCAGTACGGCAAGGATCTCGGTGGCGGAATCTACGGCGGGGAAAATACCTCGACGGATTTCACCATCGGGGATCGCACCATTGCGCTGGTGGATAATGCCACCAAGACCATGAAGGTCTACAAGAATAAGGAGCTCCTTCGCACCATCCCGGTATCGCTGGGTCGCGATTACCAATATGACACCCCGAATGGGCGCTACGTCATCGGCGATCAGCACCAGTCGCTGCTAATGGACTCTGAGACCTTCGGGTTGCCGCACGAAGCGGGCGGGTACAGCACCGAGGTGGACTGGGCTACCCAGATGTCTTATTCCGGTATCTACGTGCACTCCGCACCGTGGTCCGTGTGGGCTCAGGGTAATTCCAATACCTCCCACGGCTGCATCAACGTGACGCCGGAGGCCGCGCAGTGGTTCCAGAACACTGTCAAGCGCGGCGATGTCGTCCGCGTATTCAATACCTACGGCGAGACGCTCAACCCCATGGACGGTTTGGGCGACTGGAATATGTCCTGGGAGGAATGGTCCAAGGGCAACGCGGACGCTAATCAATAATCCGCACAATTTTAGGCGCATGGCTACAGTGGTGGCCATGCGCTTTTCTATTTTGGACCGCGGAGCGGCAGGCACCCTCGATGGGGTAGCCGAGCATGCGCAGCATGTGGAACGGCTGGGTTTTCGCAGGTTTTTCCTCGCCGAGCACCACGGTGTGCCGGGCATCCCAGCGGGCCAGCCGGGCATGTTGGCTGCGCACGTGGCGGCGCGCACGCAGCGCATTCGCGTGGGTACCGCGGGCATAATGGTGCTCAACCACCCGCCGTTTCTGGTGGCCGAACAGATCAACCTCTTGGAGGCGCTGTATCCGGGCAGGATCGATATTGGGTTGGGCTCCTCGGTGGGCTTTACGGAGCCGGTGCGTAAGGCGCTGCGCCAGGGTGATCCGCTAGAGCTCAAGCCGCAGTTCGAGAACGAGGTCGAGACCTTGCTTCGCTACCTGCGCGGCGAGGAGGCGGTGACGGTGCGGCCCGAGTATGCGGGCACGCCCATCTATATCCTCGCGGGCTTTCGGTCGGTTACGGTGGCCGCGCGGCTGGGCCTGGGCGTCATCCTGGGCGGGCCAGTGGAGATGCAGGAAAAGGCGGCGCGGCTCTACCGTGAGCATGCGCTTGCCGATGCCCCACCTATCATCTCCTCCCTCAATATCGCCGTAGCCGATACAGCGGACCAAGCACGCGACCTTTTGCTGCCAGAGTCTTATGCAAAGGTCATGGCCCAGTCCACCGGGGAATTCGCGCCGCTTCGCCCAGCCCGCGAATTGGATCTGGAGGGCCTGACGAGTCAACAGCAGCGCCGCATCGACGAGTCCCTGAGCCACGACGTCTGGGGGACGGCGGAGGAAGTGGGGGAGGAACTGAGGGGCATCGGCAAGCGGCTGGGCGTCGAGGAGTTCCTGATTACAGGGGATATGCCGGATCTCGCCGGGAGGGCCCGCTCGGAGGAAATGGGGCCTAAACGACAGGATGTGTTGGTGAAGTTATATGTTTAGCCCGTCTGGCCTGCTGGTATTAGGATTATTTCACTT